TGAATACTATCGCCTTGTACTATACATTGTGGATAGTGTTGCATAGCAGGTGGTGGTTCTCGCCAACCTTCTTGTTTAATATTCTTTGGTGCATTAGATAATACATCATTCAGTAAAGCATTTGTACTATGTATTTTATTACCATATCTGTGTGAATATTCTTTACCTAGTTCTACAAATAAAGAATATAACCATTCATACTGTGCTTTAGTTTCTCTTGCCCACACAGCAGATGGATGATGATAATGCACGGCTTGATAAACTGTTTTATCTAAATTAGGATTAGTCATTCTGTATCTTTTAACATTACGACCAGTTTTACTTTTACCTATGTATTCTTCACCGTCTAGCATTCTATGTGCTGTAGATAATAATTGAGCATACTCTACAATCATTTTAACCACGTGTTTATCAACGTGCTGTTCGGCACATATCTTAGTGTCATTGTGTAAATAAAAAATGTTCATGTCTTTATTATATCATACAAAAGTTGCTTTGTCAACCTGTTGCATCAGAGCTTGAAGTTTATCCATCCATACTCTTTTGAAATCTGGATCTTCAGCAGTTTGCCATGCCTTGTAGAGATTTTTAATTCTTCTCCAATACAGTTCTTCATTATATATCATACTCACCTCTTATATTATATTTGATAACTTTTTTTACTAGTTCGGTATAGTTTTTATTACTAGCATATAGTGAAAGATAATCTGCTAAGACGATGCCATCATCAATACCACTATCTCTTGCCTGTCTAAATTCAGAAAAAGCAAAAACTTCATTTAATATTCTTAGATAATCACGAACACTATCACATCTAGTTTCATAAACTTTTACACCCCAACCTGGCCACTTTGTCCAAGGTATTGGTAATAGATATGGTTCATCAATATTCCATGTTCGAATGCCAAACAAATTATTACCTTCGTTAGCAAATCTTGATTTACCCCAACCAGTTTCGATTGCTGCTTGAGCAACGATTAACTCTTTAGGTACTCTATGTTCTGGTAATACTTCATTAGCATAAAGATAATCTATACATTCATTGAGAGAATATACAAATTCATCTTTTGATTCTGTTTGAATTACAGGTATAACTAACTTTTCTATTTGTATTTCACCCCTAATATCTTCTAAAGGTTCTGGTATTGTTAGTTCATTAAAATCATCACAACCATCATCCGTACATGGTTTTTCAGCACAAGCATATACAAAAAAGTATAAACCTAAAATCGTTAAGATTGTTGAAAAGTATTTCATAGTAATTTCCTCAATTCTCTTTTTGTTGCATAAGGTTTATGGACTCTACAAGTGAACCATCTAAACCTAGGATCAGCAGTAGCAGGTCCTTCGAACATACCATTTAAGCCATATTCATTTGTTGCTTCTGCATAGATAAGTTTTTTCATAAACAATGAAAGAGCAGCGTCATATTCTTTACAAGGTTTATATGATAGTCTATCTCGTTTAGGCGTTTCATAAATGCCTTTGCGATTTTCAACTATTTCTTTGATTATTTTTTTCTCGTATCTATTTAATTTCATTATAATATTTATTCTCCTTAATTATAAACAGTTACACCTGGTTCAGGTGCATTACTGAGTAGTCTTGTTTTATATTTTGCGATTTGTATATCTTCTGGTTTCACATTTTCAAAAGAAGGTAAATCTCGTTCTTCAACTGGATAAACATATTCTTCTCTTAATTCAGGTTTTAAAAACATATAATATTGATATGCTAATTCTTGTGTTTCAAACCATGTAACACCTTGAATATCTAAAATTTTAGGTTTATCTGAGTCTTTAATTGATATCATGCAATACATATTAAACAGCCGCCAATGCTAATTGTTGATTCCATTGATAGAAACCAAACCAGATTAATAATGCGAAAACAACGTAAAACAATATAATATTTCTCATTACGCTGCCTCCATTAAAGAATAAGGCACACGCCATTTGCCACCAAGGTTAGTGTCTTTGATAACAGCACGTTTAGGGTTAAGTGTTACAATAACACCAGGTCTTTTACGACCATTAGGTCTACCGAATACAACGTGGTCGCCCACTTTAAATTCAGATTTAGAAGATGACTTAGCATCTCTAATAGCACACTCTAAAAGAAACAAAGAATCCTTATGTTCAGGATTTTTGATCCAGTCAAGTATCAAGTCAAGGTTGTTAAATTCAAGTTTTTTCATAATATAATCTTTCTTTTTTGTTATTATGTGTATAAGCTATCATACTTTTAGCAAAAAATCAAGCACTTTCGGGCATCAAAAACCCTTATTTTCTGCGATTTCTTAAATAAAAAAACCCTTATAAATCAATGACTTATGTAAGTTACTGAAATATAAGGGTTTTAAAGTAATAAAATATGACTATTTTTTACTGTTTTTTCATAAATTTATCGTCCCAATCGAATGCTTCTTTTACTAGATTCGCTGTGAAACCTTTGTATTTATTATTCACTTTTTTATTCACGACCGTTACCAAGAAATCTGCTTCTTCAGCAGATAGTCCTTCTAGCATTTGAATAAAAATTGTTTCTCTTTTTGTATTTGATATTGTATTATCACCACCTTTTGTGAACAGGTATAATCTTTTTGCTTCTTGCGATAACAAAGTATGGTCTGTTCCTATTGGTGCTTCATTTTTTCTGAATGGCACATCACCTGTTGGTAACAGCCACTCTATATTAGGATCAAAAGCACCTTTTAAAACTTGTCTTAAAGCAACCGAGTCATGGTCTTTTAATACTTTTAGTTTTCTAGGTTTATCTTTTGCATTGTTTACTTTTGTGGCAATTTCACTCATCATTGGTGGCACTGATCTACCAGAGTCTTGTAACGCTTGCATACCTGCCTTTGTTTGTAATGCTGGGTGAGATTGTTGTGGCATACCCTCGGTACTAGCGATTGAGCCATCTGGATTTCTTCTAATTATAACCATAGTTTCTCCTTAACAGTTCTCTCAAAGTCTAAAATTCATCAATGACTTCGATTAAAGTTTTAAGTTTTTTGTTTATAAAGTAGCCTAAAATCTTATCTCTAGTTGCTACTTTCACATTCAAAAACTCATCTAATATTTTATCCTCTATGTGTTGAGGTATACAACTTAAATCAATTAGTTTTCGATTTCGATTGTAATTCTTTTGTTCTTGTTCAGTAAAGGTCATAAAAACTTCCTCTACCCAACTATTTATCTTCTTTTTACTTAAAGGTCTTTGCCTTCTACCATCAACAAAGACATTATCATCTGATAATACATTTGGTATACCATCACTTCGATCACCTTTTAATATATGTTCTTTAATATATAGACTTGGATTTTCACTTTTACCTACAAATTTAGATAATACAGGATTGTATTGTTTTGTATTCTTATCATGTAATTGTATAAAATCTTTATCACCTGATAATATAAGTATTTTCTTTTTATGTTCAGGCATATTCATACTTTTAGTTTTCTTAATTAGTGTTGCGATTATGTCATCAGCTTCTGTTGTTTCAACTTGTATAACTTTGTAAGGTAAGAAAGTTTTAATCTCATCTTTAATTTGTCCTAGTAAAGAAAAGATGTAGTCCCAATCATGATCTGATTTCTCACGATTTGCTTTTCTGCCTGCTTTGTAATTGGGAAATATTTCTCTACGCCATACATTTTTACTATCACAAGCGATGACCATTTCGCCATACTCTTTTCTAAATTTTTTATTGTGAGCTCGAAGTGAATTAAGAACCATATGTCTAACAAGGTCATCATTTAGTTCAACTTTATTTCTACCACTAATTTGAACCATTAGGTTAGAAATCATAATTTGGTTTATATCAACTATTATCATATTATATTATTATATCAGAAAACTAAAGGATTGTCAATACTACTCTAAATCAAATTCTGGTTGAAATTCAATAGTTTTTTCTGGTGGATCTTTTCTTTTTACTTTAAGTATTTTACCATAGTTTATATCGGTAAGTTTTTTACCATCTTTGGTAGTGTGTATGTTTATAAAAGAGTCTGTTATATTTTGCATAGGATGAGTCATATCAAAATCTCTTTTCAATAGACTTTTTATACCTTCAATAACTAACGCTAAATCTTTCAGAAATAAATCACTCTTTAAATGCACAACGTTTTCTTGCATAGCAGCAAGAATATCCATAGATAGTTGCTCTGTAAATTGTTCTATAAATTTATTTTTCTTAATTTCTTCCTGTTCTTCCTCACTTAGTTGAGGTATTTCAGGAACATTTCTTATAATCCTGTCTGAAGGAAAGTGTAATAGTTTACCCATAATTATATACTGAATGATGTTCCACAACCACATTGTGATTTTGCTTGTGGATTATTAAATTTAAAAGTGCTACCGAATATCTCACTATCATAATCTATTTCTACTCCCATAAGATATAATTCGTTCATCTTATGCACAATTAATCTATCATCTATAATATGATCATCTTTTTCTGCTTGTTCTTCAAATGACCACTCATATTCAAACCCAGCACACCCACCACCTTTTACTTGTAAACGAACATATTTTTTATTATGTTGTTCTAAAAGATTTCCTAAATGTTTATAAGCTGTATCTGATAGTGTTAAATTCATATAACTATTTATGATATTACTTTCCATTTTGTTAAGTGTTCTTCATACTCACCAAAGTACATATTATCCCAATCGCCTGTTCTTAAATATCGTTGCATAGCAGTAATATATCCTTGAGCACCCATTCGTTCTCTCATCTTTTTATCTCGTTCTTTTTGAGGTACCTCACGATTTCTTGATCGTTCAATCATACCTGCTGCTTTTGCTATGCCTTGTTGTGTTTCAATCCATTTCTTAATATTTTTATGTGAGAATGTATTGTCATCAGGTAATGCTAATATTGATGGATGCACACCTTTTAATTTAGGTGGTTTTCTTTTAGCACGAAGTGCTGCCATTTTCTCCTTAACTTGTTCTTCTTTTGTTAAAGATTCTTTGCTTTCTTCAAATGCTTTATCTGTTTCTGATTGTATCAAAGTGTTTCACCTTTAAAATTAATTTTGCCTTGTTCCATAAAGTATTCTTTTAATTCATTATAACCACCTATATGTTTTTTATCTATTACAATTTGTGGTATTGTTCTTACTTGTTTTCCTAATTCTTCAAATAATTCAGGCAGTGATATATCTTTGGTCACTACCTTTTCTGTATATTCATACCCAAGGCGTGTTAATAACGCCTTGGCTTTATCACAAAAAACACATGATGGTTTACTGTAAACTATAATTGTCATATTACTCTACTACTGTTACCTTTTCTACTGGTATTGCTACCAAGTTATCTGTTGCTTCTTTTGCTAACTTATCTATATCAATAGACTCATCAGCATTTGCAACAATGTATTCTGCTAATCTATTAGCATCACCAACCCCATATTTAAGACCTATATAGACTCTATAAGTATTTTGTGGTGTTTCAAAGACAGCCTTGTGCCATTCTTCGTAACCTTGAACCTTAGTTTCCTTAATTATATTGACAATAGTTTGTTCAATCTTAGAAACAACTTTCTTGTTACCTTCTTTACCATTTTCTGTTACAAAATAGTCAGCACGCTTATTTAGTTCACCTTCAAGTTGATCGGCAAGACTTGCTTTTGCAATTAGTATTGCTTTGTCAATTGCCATCTGTAAGTCTGGACTTTCACCTGAACCTACACCGTAAATAAAGTTTTCGGCATCACGGTTTGTTATTAAACCTTTTTCAACTTGAGCATCCACAAACCATTGTGGTACTTTGTTGAGAATACGACCATCGTCAACTTTTGCTTCTTCTTTTACTTTATACACTTTATCTTTACCTGCTTTACCTGTTAAAGTTTTAGAGCAGTTAGTTAGTGTCAATGCAAGTAAAGCAATTAATATAATTTTAATCATGTGTTTTACTCCTTCACTTTTTCAAGAATAATTGTCGTTATGTCAATCATCTTGTCCATATTAACTATGTCCCTAAATGAATCCCAATGCACCGTAAGGACGACAATGCAAGTAATAATAACTAATAGTTTTGTCATTATTGTTCTTTCCAGACACCTTTTTCATTTAAACAGATCATACCTGGCGTCTTAAAAGGATGATCTGGTCTTGCAAAATACCTACAATAAGCAGGTGCTGACAAATCTGCATAATAAAATTGTGCGAATAGTTCCCAATAATTAGGACCGTCATATCCGTCTTGACATTTTAATACTTCTTCTTTAGTTACAGTTGTTACTCCGTTTTTTGTAACCGATGTTGTAATTGTTTTAATCATACAAGGGTTTTCATTTAACCATTGTGATTTAGTTTTACCAAAAGCATAGTTAGATAATAATAAAAACGTTATAAAAAATAACATTGATAGTAATAAAGGGCCTATAGGATTTCTCATGCTGTATCCTCTATGACCCAACGTCCGTCAGGCATTTGACAAGCAACACCCCATTCACTTTCTCTTTTAATACCACTCATTGGCCATTTGTGTTTGATTGAAATAACTGAGGTATATTCTCTACATTTTTTCATATCATTTAAATAACTTCTATGAATTGATATAGAACCCCAATTACCTGTAGCAGCATTACCCCAATTTGTATGTGATGTTTTACCAGGTGCTGTATTCAATGTATCAACAAAAACTGCTGTATGTATATTCATATCATTTTTATAAAATAAACTTGATCCTAACATACCACCAACTAATGTGCAAGCAGCAGTAAGTTCTAAACCAGAATTAAGTAATGCACGACAAGTAGTAAAACCTGTTACTGCACCTGCACCTGTGCCGATATGTGTTTTAACTTGATTCTGTGAACAGCCAGTTAACAAAAATAATATTATCAATAATCTAATCATCGACCTATATCCTTAATATCTTTTTTACCAACAACCATACTTGGACCTTTATTATAAGCAGGTGCAACGGTGTATTGTTTACTGACTTCTAATTTAATATTGTCAACTGGTTTAGTACCACTAGATTTATA